AAAAGGTTTCCAAAAGTCTTCACAATAATCATGAATATCTTCGTTAGATGCAATCACAGTATTCATATTAAGTTTAGGAATCTCAAGATAAGTAGTTTCAGAATACTTACTATACTCCTCGTCACTAATAAGTTCACTGATAGATTCTTCAAGAGCATCCATCGTCTTGACATCTATATTTTGAGTCATCTGGCCACTACCAGGAGACTGATTATCATCAGGAATTTCATACGACTCACCGTTCTCAGAAGATTGATCGGAAGTCTCACTATCAAGAGAAGCATCACTAGAATCAGTCTTTACCTCAGAATCTGAATTTCCACTATCAGATCCAGCAGATACCTGCTGAGAATGATCATCAATATTTGCAACTTTTGATTCTTGCTGGTTCTTACAGAATTGATAGAGAGCATCAGCAGCAACCAGAGCATCCGCAAATGTCTCAGTTTCACCAATCATCTTGACAATCTCCATCTCTTTCTCAGAGAAATCAATATCAATAAAATTGCCAATTTTGTAGTACAGATTAACCTTATCAGCAAGGTTCATAGAATTTACATCTTCGTTCTCAAGACAAAAGAAGTCTTCGTCAGCAAGTTCTTCATATCCACGATAAAACGTTTTAGAGAGTCCAGCGTATTTACGTTTCATAAGTTTCTCAATGCGTACATCTTCTACAACATTGACAAACTGTTTAGGAGTATCCCAATCCCACTCATCAGGAGTGAAAAGAGCATGACCAACTTCATGAGCAACTAGCATGTCAAACACACACTCGGTTGCTTTTTTCCACATAGGAAGAGTTAGAACCCGAGTATGAACATTGAACATCGCAGTCTCAACAAACCGATGCTCCACCACCAGATCCTCAGTGGCAAGGAGTTTGGCAAGTTGACCTTTGACTTCAAAGTTGATGGACATAGGAGTTCTCTCGGATGAACCCATAATACGACGAAACCCCTGGTTTCCCAGAGGTCATGTGCCGCTTCTTAAACTGTCTGAGGGATTCTTTCCTTGCCCTCAGTGCCTGCGGTTTCAATTTTCGTTTCTGATCTTTTTTGGAATGGTGTTGCCAATTTGGGACGTTCATCGTCTTAGTGCTTCTCTGTAGATTGTAGGATAAAAATACTGATAGAACCAAGAATAATCACTAAGCATCTTTAATTGCGATTTCCTTTTAATTAAGGGAAACTTATAAGTTTCTTTTTTTGGACTTAATTTGGGTTGAATAGTATGATTTCCCCAAGGAGCATATGATGCATCATGAAAATGACCTTGAGTTATATTATCCAAATCATTATCAAAAGATTTTACACCTACAAATTTATATATCTCTTCCAATATTTTTCTAGGATTTTCCATGAAATCTTCATAAGTTACAAACTTAAAATTATGGAGATAATCACGTTCACAATCCAATGCTTCTTTCAATGCAAATAATGGAGTATAAATCATATCTTGTTTCAAATATGAATTAATTCTCTTATCCATCAAATCTTCGTTATGATACTCATCTCTATCTCCAAAATCATATAAAACTTCTGTTGATGGTGACATAACTCTATCAACCGTTTCTAACTTTTCTAGAGAAGAAACAATGCCTCTTAAATCTCTAACAAGAAAAATAACTTTAGTGTTTGGAACAAGATTAAAAAGAAGGTCAAAATCTACTGCCCATGATCTATCTTTGTCTAGATAAATTTCAGTATTAGAAAGTTTAGATATCCACCCAACAATTCCAGATCTCATGAAGGTGTAATACAATTCCTTCATTTCTTTCATTGTATGCTGAGTTTCTGAATATGTCTTTTCAGAGTGTTGGGAAATATTAGTAAGTATATCAGCAAGGCAAGAGTCCATCTCAGCAGTAATATCTGGATGCTGATTTAAAACATTGCCCAAAAGAGTAGAACCACTTCTAGGAAGACCACATAAGGTTACGAGTTTCATGATTCTACAATCTGTGAGAAATTTTTACGTTTTTCAAATTTAATGACTTTATCAAATTTATCATGCAAATCTGTTTTGTGAGAGATCACAAATATATTTGCGTCTTTAACAACGAATCGAATAATTTTTAAAAAGTCATCAGTTCCAAATCCGTCAAGAGATGAGTCAAAAATCTCATCCATAATCAAAAGATTAGTGCTTGTAGAGTTCTTAATCTTAGCAACTTCTCTCCAAGTGAACAAAAGTGCTAGGTCAATACGTTGCTTCTCACCTTCAGAAAATGATGAGTAGGAGAAATCTTCATGAATAGGTGACTGGATACTTTCATTAAATTCATCATCAAGATGGAAGTTAATGTAGAAATCCATCATCTGAAGATACTTACCAATCTGCTGATTAATCAATGGTAAATAGTTTTCAATAATTTTTGACTTAACTCCACCATCTTTCAATAGATTGTGTAGAAAATCATAGTTTGTAATTTCAGATTTACTCTCAGTCAAACTATCAAATACATCTTCCAACTTTTGTTTGTATTCTGATAGTTTTTCTTTTTCTTCACTCTTGTTGTTGGAATGTTCATTGATAGTTGTAATATCAAAATTTAGTCCTGTAATTTGAGCTTGAAGAGAGGATACTTTTGCATTATTAGTGTTGATCCTACTCTGAGATTCCATGATTGACTTTGAGATGTTATCAAACACAGACTCCCTGAATTCTTCATCTTTAATTGTACTAATCAAATCTTTGAATCCATTTTCAAGTTCAGAGATTTTGGAAGATGTTTGACTAATTCTTTGATGACGGAATGTTTCTTCAATTGTTTGCTCACACGTTGGGCAAGTGTGATTCTCAGAAAAGAAATCTTTCTCTTTCTTAAAAGTATTAATTTTCTGAGAAATCTTACCTTTCAGATTTCCAAGTTTGCGAATTTTTGACTTTGCATCTTCCACAGACTTTAATTCTTCCTGATATCGTTTGATATCTTTCTCATGCAGTTTATTGTCTTGCTGAAAACAATCAACATCAATGGACAATTCACTAATCTTATTCTGCAATTTTAGAATTGTATCTTTACCACGACTCTCAAGTTCTTGAATAAACTCTTCTTGCATCTTTACTTTATCAGCAAAAGAATCTTTCTTTAGAGAAAGAACTTTTACATCTTCTTTCTGCTGACGAATCTTATCCTTAATGATATTATTCATTGTGGAGAAGATCTTAATATCAAGAATATCTTCAATCACTTCTCTTCTTCCTGCTGCAGGCAATTGCATGAATGGAACAAAATTGCTGCTGCCAAGAATTACAATCTGAGTAAAAGACTTGTAATTCATCTTAAGGATGCTTTGCTCCAAATACTTCTGCTGATCATTAGCAGATGCTGCTTGATTTAGAGGTTCACCATCTCTGTAAATTTCAAATATATTCGGTTTAATTCCTCTACGAACTTTCCATTCAATTGTGCCGATCTTAAAATCAATCTCTACAACACAATCTTTCTCATTGGTAGTATTGATAAGTTGTGGTTTATTAATCTTACGAAAAGACTTGCCAAACAAAACAAATGTAAGTGCATCAAGAATTGTAGATTTGCCTGCACCATTCGATCCGATGATCAGAGTGTTTTGTGTATCATCTAGTTGTACTTCAGTAAACTGGTTGCCAGTTGAAAGAAAGTTTTTCCATTTAATCTTCTCAAAATAGATCATGCTCGTCTGGCGGGATAACCAATTCATCTCCACCTATTATAGCATACAAGTACCCGTGTTGGGAACATGCTTCAAACAATAGGTCTTCTTCAACTTCTACGGATCTCATCTTTGGAGAACCACCTTCCTCCAGCATCATAACGAATCGTTCGGCATCATCTTCATTCTCCCAGATGTAAAGAACGTTTTCACCATTCTCATCTGCTACTGAATATGCTCCTCTATCTTCCTCACCATCAATTACGATTATGTACATACTAGATCATCTCACATGCTTCCTGATAGATCTCCTCAACGATTTTAGATAACTTACTCTTATCCAGATCAATTTCGGATTCTTTGATGTATCTATTTAACAAACTTAAAGTATTCTCAGATTCTACTTCCTTAATCTCATCTTTTGAGTACCAACCATTAAAATCATATGTTTCGACAATCTTTACATCAGCAATATTTGCAGAATATAGTTTGTCAATAAACTTTTCAAATCCTTTCTTATCAGATTTTTTTCTGACAATCAGTTTGACAATCTTATCCTGATACTTAGAGAAATCAAAAGTCTTGTAATCAGTATCTTCGTAAACAATGTTATAAAAAATTCTATAAGGATTATTTACATGATAATGCTCTAGAGTTTCTGTATCAAAGATAGTAAATCCACGTGGATCATTATAATCATTCCAGTAGATTTCATAACAATTTCCAGTATAGTAAATATTATCTTGGAAATTTCTAGTATGATAATGTCCAGAGAATACTTTTTCAAATTTGGAATATCGTTTCTTATCGTCACCATGCTCCATGATGCACTGAAGATTAGCAGCAAATCCAGAAAGTTCTAGGTGGCCCATAGCAACTTTAGATTTGCTAGACTTAATTTTTTTAAATGTCTTCTCCTGGTTTTCGGAGTTAATCCAAGGAATAAACAATACGGGAATATCACCAACCTTTACATCTTCTGCTTCAGAGTAAATTTTCACATTTTCATACTCACGAAGCAAAAGATCTACTGCATTAATCTCATTAGTGTTCTTATAATATGCAGTATGATTACCAACAATAGTATGAACTACGCAACCCATATCACTGAGTTTATCGTAGTAATTATCCTTTGCCCACTTTAGAGCACTAAAGTTTACACCAGTTCTGTTGTCAAAGGTATCACCCATATCAACAATCGTGGTGATTCCCTCCTCTTTCAGAGTCGGGAAAAATACTTCATTATAAAACTTTAGGAAGTAGTCATGAAAGAGTTTTGAGTTCTTCCGTGCTCCAAAGTGTTGGTCAGTGATAAGAGCAATTTTCATACGTTGTTAGAACCCATTCCTCTGAGTTTGGAGTAGACGGCATCTTTGATGCTATTGTAGTCCGCATAGTTGGAGTTGTCAACCGTATTGTCATTGACAAACACCTGGTCGTACCCTGTCTTTTCAAGGATTTTATTTTTAATATCTAATTGCTTCTTTTCTTTTTGAATACGTCTCAGAAATGCATAGTGAATAATCTGAGTAAAGTATGCGAAAGGATTAGTAGATTTCTCTGGATTAAAGTTATGAATATATTGAATACAATTTTCAATGCCATCAGAAATCATATCATCTTTAAAGATATAATTTACAAAGTTTGGTTTATACGAAAGATGAGTTGCAATCTTTAGAAAACATTCCCCAAGATAATTCGTAATACGGGGTTTAGGAAGACCTTGCTCTTCTGCTGCAGCAATTGCCTTCTTGTATTCAATGATCGCATCTAAGAAATCTCTATTATTGACGTAATGTTCTGACTTTTTCCTTGGCATTCATTCTTACCAGTAACTCATTATGTGTTAATTATAGCACAGCTTGACAAACCTGTAAAATATGAGTAGAATACCTTTGTTAGGGTTGATAAGGATCATATAGCTTTAAGACTTATATAACTTCTCTAAGTACTTTCTAGCATCATCTACATTAGTTAGATAACCCATCTTTCTACTTAGACTCTGCTTTTGATATTCAGAATTATTTTTTCTTAGAAAAGAGTTATACATTTTGATTGTTACTTCATCAGAGCATTCTACAATTGTTAGAACTTCATCCATATCAATAACAATCATATCTGATGATGATGTTTTTAACCAAGGATCTACTTTATAACAAGGTTGTCCTCTTACAACTATTTCATCAATAGTAACTGGATTTAATAACATTAGAAATGTTTTATCATCTTCGACAGAAGATGATACCATAGAGAATATCTCCTCAGTATTTTTTAGTTTTATCGTTGCATAAAATTCTTCTTCCATCATTCCTTTAAATTAATGTTTAAGATATCATAATTAAAATTCTCTTGATTATAAATTTTAATTCTTTCAATAAGGTGATTGAGAGTATAATTTTTTAAACTCCGAATGGTGCAATCATCTGCAATGTCATAAAGAGTTGCTTTTGTTTTATTTTTTCCTTTTCTTAAAACTCTTCCAATTGATTGTAAATTACGGATTCTTGACTTAGACGGACTAGCGAAAATAACATTATGAAGATTTCTAATGTTAATTCCCGTTGAGAAAGTTCCATATGATGCTACAATAATTGCGTTTGATTCATTTTCAGTTATCCGTCTGACTTCCTCTCTTTCATCGGAGTCAACACCACCATGAACAAAGAAAACTTTTCTGTTTTCATCTACGGAACTATTTATCTTCTCAAAAAGTGGTTCACCATGTGCGGCAACCCGACTATAAAGAATCAATGTATTTCCCTTTAAGTCTTTTGCTAGATTGACGATAAACTTATTTCTTCGTTCATGTGTAATGAGATATTGTATTTCATCCTCATAAGTTTCAAACTTTCTAGGATCATGTTTCAAGATAAGACATCTAATCTCAAGATCTGATACGTGTCCTTTTTCCATTAATTCTTTTGTTCTGGTCACACGATAACAAGGACCAAACAATCCCTCTAGAACCCACTTATGAGTTTGAGTTCCATCAAGTGTTCCTGTAAAACCATACCGATACTTAGTATGATGTAGATGTGTCATAATTGTAATGAGAGACTTACTTTTGAATAAGTGTGCTTCATCACCAATCACAACATCAAAGTCTTCAAAATAACTTCTATCCATCTTATAGATAGATTGCCATGTAGTAACAGTTACAGGAAGATCAGTTTCTTTCTCACAACCTGCATATATCTTGTGACAATATGACTCAGAATTCCAACCGTAATCACGAAAATCCGAGACGAGTTGATCTACTAGACTGGTCGTTGGAACGACTACGAGAATTTTTCGGTTCTTATCCATATGATAACGCACGACGGCGTAAATCATCAGACTTTTTCCTGACGCAGTGGGACTTAACAGAATCTTTCTGTTGTATTTTAATGCATCATGAACTGCTTCAATCTGATAACTTCTTGGGGTTAGGGCAGTTATCGAAGAAAGATAATCCTTTACACCCTCAAGACTAATTTCTTTATTAATCTCAAAAGGTTTTCCATAATACTTATTTGTTATAAACTCATAAGTGTAATTATAATTAGAACAAAACTCAACTAATCTATGCAAGAGACCAATATAAAGTCTCTTTGTTCTCATATCAAAAAGATGTATCTCTCCATTCCAATTTCTTTTTCGGTATTGAGGCATAAACTTTGCATTCGGAACCTCAAACCGAAAATGATCTCTCAGTTCATATTCAATATGAGGTTCTGTAGTAATCTTAAGATATACTTCATTGCATTTTTCAATAGTTAAATTAGCCATATCCAGCTTGGAATTTCAAGAATTCAATTGAGTTTTTTATTTGGTATGTTCGGTTAGATATTTGTTTTAAAATACTATCAACATAGTTAATCATTGCATCATAATATTCAATCTTCATACAGACATTAGAAAGTCTTTCGTCCGCATCAAGATACTTATTCATAGCATCTTTATCCCTAACCTTTTTGGGGAAAGGATCTTTTACATATACTTCTGGATCTGCCTTACCAGAATAATATTCGTATCTTTCGTGCCTAATATTTTTTCTTTGTTGCTCTGCTTTTGCTTTTAATAATACTAGATTGTTGTAAATATCGTAGTATTTTGAATGCAGTACAGGAATATTTAGGGACTCGTGATGAAGGTTGTCAATATCAATCTGGGAATCTTTTTCCCACATTGATTTAATCATACTAATGTCAAATGTCATACGTTCTGTTTCTTATTAAATTCATTGGTTATGTGATACACACTATACTTGAACGTTACCGTTGCTGCAAAGTATTGGATGTCTGTATCTGTAGCATCAAATTCAAGATCAGATAATGAAATGGGAAACATGTCTTGAAACTTTATTTGAAAGTTTATATTTTCATTACTTGTTAATACTTGAAGAGTTCCATCTGAATAAACATTCATCTCCTGATTTGGTGAATATTTTTTACCTACCAAGTCAGTTTCTTTCTGCAAATTATATATTTGCTGAAGTGATTCTGGAAACCCTAATCCTCTTAACCAGTTTTGAATTTCAATATAGTTTTCTAAATCTTCATCTACTAAAAATCTAATACTAAAATCATTAAATTGCATCATATCTCCAGGAACTGGTATTCTGGAAAGATATGATGGTTGTTCTGCTACTCCCAGAGACATTCCTGGAATTGTTGCAGAATTGGTAAAATAGGAAAGTTTCGGTGCTCTAGTAATGGAAAATTTGAATCCTACTGGAGATAGAAAATTCCTATTTTGTATTTGTCTTTTATACGCATTAGACATGATCTAAAGATCTTTAGATATTCTATTTATTACTCCAGTCCCATCAAATAATTTCCAAGTGCTTCTCTAAGATCTTGCTCTGTTAACTCTGGTTCTTCTTTTAAATACTGCTCTAAAACATAAACACAATGATTCTTGATCGCATCGTCACTAGACCATGAAAGTCTGTCGTTTACAATGTCCCTTGGAGTTTTTAGCATTCTTCCAAAACGGTTGATATATTTAGGTATAAAAAAAGACCCCCCGAAGGAGGTCTTGAAGAAATGTGAATGAATCACATGAGGTTCTTAACGGTTACACGTCTGTAGTAACGGTTAGAGTTGGTTTGTAGTCTACCAAGACCCTGGTTGGAAGCATCACCTTCTGCGAATGGGTTAGCAACTAGACCATAACGGGTCTTGAAGCCGATCTTAGGCTGGAAGGTGTTCTCACCAACTGCACGTACCATCTGGAGAGGTACATATGGGCAGTAGAAGAGACCTGCGTCATAAGGTGAAGAACCCTTATAACCTGCAACGTAATACTGGTTAGCAGCACTGTTTGCAGAATATGGGTCGATGTATACACGGAACTTACCGAGTAGAGTACCAGCAAAGGTGTTGCCAGTGTCATCAACGTTGAGGTTTGCATTGAGTGCAGGGGTGTAATCGAGTACACCAGCCATGGCTAGAGCAGAAGCAACGTCTGCGGAGCACATGATGATGTTACCCTTTCCTCTACGAGTTCTTTGTGCGATTGCGTTAGCATCACGCTCGATTTGGAATAGTAGACCCTTGAACTTCTCAACAGACCAACGACCGTTGGAGTCGATGTCTAGGTCGAACTCACCAGCAGTTGCGGTGTTGACGGTAGCACCTTGCTCAGCAACCTTGTAGATGGTTCTGATGACTTCACGGTTGATCTCAGCAAGAATCTCTGTGGAGAGAATGTTTGCGAGTTCAGCCTCAGCATTAAGACCGTGGATTGCCTTAATGTCTTGTGCTAGTTCTAGGGAGTACTCTGCCTTGAGTGCTCTGGACTTTGCAGTCACAGTAACTTTCTCAATGCTGAATGCCATCTCGTTGAACTGATCGGAGACGCCGAGGTTCTCAGCATCGTCAGTTCTCATGCCCTGACCAACGTTATATGCTAGTTCGTCAGCAGATGCGGTTGGGTTGAGGACGGAAGGATTGCTACCAGACTGTGCGGTAGTACCCATACCAGAAGCAACACCAGACATTCCAGAGGTGTTGTTGAAGCCAGAATCCTGACCAGAGAATGCGGTATCTGCTTCGTTGAATAGTGCTTCAGTTCCACTCTGGCTGGTGTAACGTGAACGCATTGCGAAGATGAGTCCAGTAGGACCACTCATTGGCTGAACACCTGCGAGGTCATATGCGACCAAGTTAGGCATTGAACGTCTAATTAGTGAAATTAGAACTGGGTCAAAACCTGCGGTGGTGGTGTCTCCACCTGCGCCAGTGTAACCACCATTACCAACTGCGTTGGTTGGTGCTTCTGCGAGGAAAGAACCAGACTGCTCAAATGCAGACTGCTCTCTTAGGAATTTCTCTTGGTTTTCTAGCAGGACTGCGGTAACTGCTCTCTTATGGGAATCTTGAATATTATCAAGACCCTGATGGTCGAGAACGGGTGCCCACTTCTCCTGCAACTGCTCGGAATTGAACATTGCGGTTTACCTATAAAGTGTTTGTTTTTGTTTGATTAATATTAAATTCAGTTTTTAGCAAATGAAGAGAGTGTCTTCAGGTATGCTGCCATAGATCCAGAAACTACTTCTGGAGCAGCATCAGAACCTTCGGATAGTGTCTCAGTTTTTGCCTTTGGAGCTGCCTTAGAAGAGAAATATGATTCTCTTAGCATTTCCAGTTTTTCACGATATTTTGCTTCACTTTCAAACTCAACACTTTCAGCAAGTGAAGCGAGCTTGTCCTTCTGAGTGTCTGCAAGACCATCAGAAACTTGATCAAGAATACCCTCTGCTACAGCCTCTGCGAGACGGGAGTTTAGGGAAACATTCTTCTCAATCTGCTCGTTGAGTTTAGTCTCCATTTCATCAAGTTTTTCTACCATGCTATCGAGTACATTATACTTATCTTCAGGAATGGTTACATAATGTGCTTCAAAAAGATCCTTCATTCCAGAGAGGAAGGATTCAGTCATTTCTGCCTTAAGTGCATGTTCGACAACGAGTTGGTTCTCGGTCATCCACTCTTCAGCAACATACTCTAGATAAGAGTCAACACGTGTGGTTAGACCCTCTTTAATTTCAGCAATCTCCTCAAGGAGTTGCTCCTCATATTTAGCCTCTAATGCTTCCTTGATTTCTGCAACCTTGGAAGTTAGTGCTGCTTCAAATACTACTTTTGCTTTCTCTTTAAACTCTTCGGAGAGTTCCTCTTCACCTAGAAGTGCGTTGACATCCTCTTCAATGTCATACTCCTCAGTTGCCTCTTCGACAACTTCTTCTTCAGATTCAGCAACAACTTCTTCTGCTGCTTCTTCTTCAGTGACAACTTCTTCTTCTGCAGTTTCTTCTTCAGCGACAATTTCTTCATCCTCTAGTTCTTCACTTTCTTCTTTCATACCTTTTGGCATAGGATCTGCCTTACCAGCAGACTTAGTAACAACATCTCTAACTTGCTTGAGTGTTGCACCTGGCTCTTTTAGTTTTGCGGAATCGTCGTCAGACTTGTAATTCTCGGGGGTAGGACCACCAAGATCTTCTACAGAAGCAAGTTGGGTTCCAGGATCTGCCATTGTTGGCATTGGATCTGCAGCAGCAGCTCCAGCATTAACAGCAGTTTTGGATTGCTTAGTGCCTGCTTCCATTTCCTGTAAATTGTTGTCACTAGACATTTGTAACTCTCCGTTTATCTTTTAGTTTAGATTAACTATATTTATTTATAAATTAAATTATTTTATGTAAAGACCACTACTTATAGACTATTGAGAAAGTCATTGAAGAGACTAATCTTATGCTCTTCAAGTGCTCTTTGATCTACAAGAGTGTTGATTCTCTTTGCAGTTTTTGCTGCAATTTGTTCACGAAGGATGCCACCTTCCCATACCCATTCTTTACCTTCCATAATTCCCTGAACAAAAGCATCAGGTGCAGAAGGATCAGCAACGATATCAGCAGCAGTTGCTAGCATGAAATCTTCACCGACTTCTGAATATCCTTCCTTAGTTGGACGGAGTGAACCAATACCTCTGGAAGAAACACCTAGACATACACCTTCTTTAAGAAGAGACTCGGCAATCTTACCCATTGGTGTTGATAGGATTTGTGCCTTACCAATGAAGTCATTTCCCTTTTGCTCAAGAGAAACAATTTTATGTGAAACACGATCAAGATTAATGGTTGGACCATCTGGATGACCGAGTTCACCTAGAGCACGACCTTTAGAAATATGCTCATCAGCATATCTCTTTACTTCACGTTCCATTACGGAACGACGATATACTCTACCATTTCGGTTCTTTTGCTCGGTTTGGAGGAAAGGACCCTGAATATAAAGAAGTTTCTTACCGTTCTTTTCTTCGGTAATAACCTCCACCTTTTCTATCTCTTCTCTAATTAGTTTCATTGTGAAAACTGTACTTATATTTTCTATTTAGTTTTCTTAACCTTCTAATGATAC